CTTTAATAGATAGAACTGGACAACAGAATAATTTTATCGATAATCATTTGAGAAGTGAAAATGTAGAAATTACAAATAATAATCGGGCAGAATGTATTTGGAGACATTATGTTTCTCCTTCTTATGGATCTATGGTTTATTCTATTAATAAATATCCAGAATTAGTTCACTTAGTTAACTATGATGAATTAGTTAATAATCCTCAAAATGAATTAGCAAAAATTTATGAATTTTTAGAAGTACCTAGTTTTCAAAATAATTTTCAAAGTATAGAAAATACATGTGCAGAACAGAAGGATATTGAATGGGGTCTAGAAGGTCTTCATGATATTAGATCAAATATTTCTAAAATTTCTCAAAATCCAATAGACGTAATTGGTGAAGAAAACGTAAAAATTTATTCTAAGTTTGACATTTAATTATGTTTAATCATATATCACTTCCTAATCCAGGTGTAACAACCGGTAATCTACCGGAGGATATTTACAATATTGTTGTTGAAGAAATAAATGAAATAAAAAATAACTTCAATATACACACTAAATGGAATGATGGTCTTGCTGGAAACATAGAAAAGCAATATGGTCTTTCAAAATCATTACCATTTATTGAACCATTTTTAAATATGATGTGTAAATCTTATGGAGAGTATTGGAATTTTTTAAAAAAAGATAGTGACTTTCATTTTGAACAAGGAAATCTTTGGGTTAATTTTCAAAGTAAAAATGAGTTTAATCCAGTTCATCATCATGGGGGAACTTTTAGTTTTGTTTGTTGGTTAAAAATACCTTATAATGTAGAGGATGAGTTAAACGCTCCTCATGTAAAAGAATCAAAAAATAAAGCAGCATCAACGTTTCAGTTTTTATATCCAAATATTCTTGGAAATTTAACATTAGAAACTTTATATGTAAATAAAGACTGGGAAAGAAGAATTATTCTTTTTCCTGCACATCTGTCTCATTGTGTGTATCCATTTACTACAAGTGACGACTACAGAATTTCTATTTCAGGTAATCTAGTATGAAAAAAATTGAAGTATTTTTAAGACATTGTTATTATTCAAATCTCAAATATTCTACTCAAAATCGTCCGGAGTGGTGGGATAAGCAAAAAGTATTTAAAAATTTTAAAGCAACTTTAAATCCAAAGACAACTAACTACACTATTGTTTATGATAAACATTATGGTGAACGGTCTGATACTTTTCTTAAGGATGAAGAAAATGTGTATGAGATTGATTGTGGAAAAGAATCTCTAAGTTTTATAGAAACTGTTAATTATGTATTATCTAAAAAATTATCTGATGATACAATTGTTTACTTTTTAGAAGATGATTATATTCATCTTCCAAATTGGGATAGTATTATTTTGGATGGATTTACTCTCCCATTCGATTATGTAACACTATATGATCATGGTGATAAGTATCAGGAAATGTATAAAGATTTTAGAACAAAGGTAATTCATTCAAAGTTATCTCATTGGATGCCTACTCCATCAACTACGAATACCTTTGCTACTAGATTTAAAACTCTTTTAACGGACAAGGACGTACACATTCGTTATTCTACTGGATATGAACCAAGTTTTGATCATGGTAAGTTTATTGAACTACATAATATGGGAAGAAGTTTAATATCCAGTATTCCTGGTTATTCCACACATTGCCACGAACAATTTTTATCTCCTTGTATTGATTGGGAAAAATACTTATGAATGTTACTTTATATGCTATTTGCAAAAACGAAGAAAAAAATGTAGAACGTTTTATTGAGAACTCTAAAAAGTTTTCTCATACTGTTGTAGTTGATACTGGAAGCACAGATAAAACAGTTCAACTTCTTCGTGATGCTGGAATTACAGTTCATGAACATCCACAAACAAGAGAAGAGTTTGATTTTTCTATAGCAAGAAATCAAGCTTTATCTTATGTTGAAACTGAATGGGCTTTTTCTCTAGACTTTAATGAAGATATAGATGATTATATTCCTGATGGTTTTTCTTTAGTTGCCTCAGAATTTACGTCTTTTAAGCACCAAAGATATGATACTGTTACTGAAGTATCTCAAGTATTAAATAAACAAATACGGTCACTTCATACTGAAAAACTTACTCCAGAATCTGAGAAAATTAAACTTGAGAGTGAAGAAAAAACAGTTTTGTCTGACACTGCTCACATCAGATTTCATAGAACAAAAAATTACACATGGATAAACTCAGTCCATGAAACCCCATTATTTGTTTCTACTGAGGAATATCCGGAAGAGATAAGTGTAGAAACGACAATTAAAATAACTAAACGTATTTTTAATACTGTCGATAAAGAATTATTCTACTTGTCAATTTGTGAGAGAGAGAATAAAAAAGATCCTTCAAATTCATATTATATTTGGTTTATTTTTAAACATTATTATGAAGTTAAAAATTACAATAAAGCACTCGAATTTGGTATGGAATATTTAAGTGTTTCTAAACCTTATGTAGATCCTACTAGAATAAACGTCTTCATAATGTGTAGTGAAATTTTAATTCTTTTTAAAGACATTAAATCTGCAGCAAATTATAGTTTTCATGCTTTGAGTGAGTCTATGAAATTGGGTGGAGATTTTATGAATGCAGCATTTGAACGTTTAATTCAAATTGGAAAAATCACTCAAAATCCAAATATTACTATTTTCGCCACAGGATTTAATCCTCAAACTTTATCTTTACCAGAAAGAACTGATGCGATTGATAAGTTATTTTTAACGAACTTAGATGATATACCATCTACATCTTGGGGTGGACATCGTAGGTTTGCCGAATGGATACTTAGACAAATGAATCCTAATGTGACTGTAGACTTAGGAGTTGACTATGGACTTTCCACCTTTTCTTTTGCAATACCAAGAATAGGTCATGTTTATGGAATTGATAATTTTATTGGTGATGAATTTGTTGGATATGATCAAAATCGTATGAAATATGATTTTGTTATGATGAAAAGAGAAAAACTCCACCTTCAAAATAACTTAACTTTTATTGAAGGTGATTTTGATACTGTCGCAAAAACTTGGGACAAGAAAATTGATATACTTCATATTGATGGAAGTCATGTTTATGAGGATGTGAAAAAAGATTTTGAAACATGGACTAAATTTTTATCTGAAGACAGTGTTGTATTATTACATGATACTAATATTGAGGAAGCAAATGGGCATGAGTATGGAGTTAAAAAGTTTTTTGACGAATTAGATATGCCAAAATTTAATTTTTTACATTCCTTTGGTCTAGGTGTAGTTTCTAAAAATCCAGATATTATTAGATTGATTGGAGAAACATTTTCAAACTGAATGAATGTATTAATGGAATCTGGATTATGGGAATATGACTTTTTAGTAAATCATATTTTTCCTAAATCAAATATCTGTGTTGGTTTTGATAATTTATCGACACATGTTGATGTGTTAGTTTTCCAATCAAGAAAAAATTCTTATTTGGAAATTTTAAATATAGTAGAAAAAACAAAACCAAAAATAATTGTTTGTATGTCTGATGAATGTCCTTGGGAAAACCTTGGACATTTTAATCAACTTGGTAATTATTGTGATCTGTTTTTGAGACAATATCATCATCCCAATTATGTTTACACCCCAAATACTCTTCATATTCCTTTAGGATATACTAATGGATGTAAAGTATTTTCAGGTGATAAAAAATTAAAGTGGTCTTTTTTTGGACAAATTAAAACAGATAGACTGGAAATGATTAATCAATTTAAACAATTATCTCCTCATTTTATTGGTAATTCATCATCAAAAGAATTGATGTGTAAAATTTATTCTCAATCTATTTTTGTTCCTTGTGGAAGAGGAAATTCATCTTTAAATTGTTTTCGTCTTTATGAGGCATCTATGAATGGATCTATTCCTGTGGTTGTCGGTAAGAAAGAAGAGATTGAACTTACCTTTAAATATGAAGAAAACCCTCCTTGGATTTTCGCTGAAACTTGGGAGCAGGCACTTGATTCGTGTATAAATCTTTTAAGGTCTGGACTTGAGTTTGAACCTGTGGTAGAATGGTGGAACAAAAGAATCTTTAATCTTAATAAGAAAATATTTGAAATTTTATGATTAGATATAAAATAGATCACACATTTCCAACATCAATTATTCAGTTTGATTATTCTGATTCTTTTACTAAAGATGATCAGAAAATTATGACTGATTATATTGATAATGAAATTGTGCAAGGTAGATATGAGGATACACCATATCATCCAAAATATCAAACAAAGGGTAACTTGTTTAAAAGTGATTCTGAAAATATTTGGAAAAAACTTGAATTAACCTTTATTGAATCTTGTCGGTTTTATCTAGACAATATTGAAAATTTTTCCAACAATCAAAATTCTTTACAAGTATCTTATGTGAATGCTTGGGCTTATAAGAATTGGAAATCTTTAAATGCTACGACAATAAATCCCTGGCATAATCATAATCCAGCTTTTCTTTCTGGTATTTTTTATCTCAAAATTCCTGGGGATCAAACATATGGTGGAACTGAATTTGGTGATCCTCGGTTACCAGATTGTCATGGTTGTATAAATTTCATGTCAGTTCCAATGGAATTTACTTGGTCTATTTTTCCTGCGTGGTTGAGACACCGTACTGTTCATATTGATAGTGAAGAATGTAGATATGTTATAGCTTCTAATTTATATTGCGCTCCTAAACATGACTAATAAAATTCAAATACCAGTTTCAGTTGGTGAGTTACTAGATAAAATTTCCATTCTTGAAATAAAATCTTTATTTACTGATAGTGAATATGTCAAAAAAGAATTGAAAGAATTGTATGAATTGAGATGTACGATCACGCAATTTACCATGGATTGTGAAATTGAACTTAAAAAAGTAAATGAAACACTTTGGAAAATAGAAGATCAAATTAGGAGAAAGGAAAAAAATAAAGAATTTGATCAGGAGTTTATTGAATTAGCACGAAGTGTTTATATTAACAATGATAGGAGAGCATCTATTAAAAGTGAAATTAACATGAGAACAAATTCCGAATACCAAGAGGTTAAAATTTATGAATAATTTTGTAAAACTTGCACTTGAAAATGGGGGATCTATTCATCCTCTTTATATTCCATCGAGTGATTTAAAAGGTCCTGCCATTACAAATCCATCAATTTATAATGATAATGGTAGAATTCTTGTAAATCTTAGAAACATTAATTATACTCTTTATCATTCTGAGAAGAAAAAATTTGAACACCATTGGGGTCCTTTAGTTTATATTCATCCGGAGAATGATATTCGTCTTCGTACTTGGAATGTAATTGGGGAACTTGACGAAGATATGAGACTTAAATGGCACACTCATATTGATACCTCAAAACATCCTGACAAAGAACTTTGGGAGTTTGTTGGACTAGAAGATGCTCGTATTTTTAGGTGGGAAGGTAAACTTTATACTTGTGGTGTTCGTAGAGATCTTGATACTATTGGTACGGGTAGAATGGAACTTTGCGAAATCGAAATTAATAATGGTGAAGTTAAAGAATTAAGTCAACATAGAATTCCAACTCCAAATAATAATAATGGGTATTGTGAAAAAAATTGGATGCCTATTTTAGACATGCCATATCATTTTGTGAAGTGGACAAACGGAACTGAAGTGGTTAAGTATGATATTAATACTGGAGAAACAACTCAAGTCGCTCTGACAGATTGGAAAGACCTTGGTTGTATTGATCTTCGTGGTGGATCTCAAGTAATTCCTTTTGGAGAATATCGTCTTGCTTTAAATCATGAAACTTTCTTGTTCAAAAGTCCAGCGGGTAGAAAAGATGGAACGTATCGGCACAGATTTGTTGTGTGGGACAAAGATTGGAATATTGTAAAAGTGTCAAGGAGGTTTTCTTTCTTGGAAGCAGAGATTGAATTTGCTGTTGGTATGTGTGAGTATGGTGATGATTATCTAATTACTTTTGGTTTTCAAGATAATGCTGCTTATTTATTGCGAGTTAATCGGGAGTTTGTTAAGAACTATATTTTTGAACAATGAAAATAGCAGTTTGTATTTCTGGTGGAATTAGATATCCTCATTTTGGATTGAAAAGTATCCAAAAAATTATACCAAATGAGTATGTCAAAATATTCATTCATACTTGGAAAATAGAAGACATAATTTCTTTTTTAAAAACAATCCATGGTCTTGAATATAAGGAAATAGAAAAACTATGTGAAATAGATTTATCTTTTTTGGAAAATTATGACTATGAAAAACTTTTAATTGAAAAGTATGATACTTGTCAAGAAAAATTTAAAAAACTTTTTAATAGTCTTAAATTTTTTCCTAATTCTGATAGTATTAATGCTAGAAATGATATTGGTCCAATTAGTATGCATTATTCTATTTTTAAAGCGAACCAATTGAAAAAAGAGTATGAAGAAGAAAATAATATAAAATTTGATTGGGTTATAAGAATGAGGACGGATAGTGATTTTAAATATGATGTTTTAGATTTAAATTCTTTTAACCATGATTTGAACATACCGTCTGGGGAAGACTGGAGTGATAATGCTATTAATGATCAATTTGCCATAGGAAGATCTGACGCAATGGATCTATATTCTAATCTTTACAATTCTATTCATAATGTTCAGACAACAGAATATTTTTCTGAAAAATTATTATTCACTCATTTGAATAATGTAAATTTAACATCTAATAGAATTAATTTTCCAGTTAGAATTAATAACTATAGAGATTATAGAAGAATTTGGTATCCACATTTATTAGAATAATGATTTCATTTAATCAACTTGGGAAACTGGGACGTTTGGGAAATCAAATGTTTCAGTATTCTGCATTGAGAGGAATATCAGCACACAAAGGTTACTGGTATTCTATACCATCGAATTCATTTTTGTTTGATGGATTTAAAATAAATCAAACATTACCTAACACCAATAATGAAATTATCTCTTGCGACATTTTTGAATTTGATTTTAATTTTTATAATAACTGTCCAGATGATATTGACATTCTAGGATTTTTTCAAAGTGAAAAATATTTCAAAAATATTGAAAATGAAATCAGAAAAGACTTTACTTTCCATGATGTTATAATTAATAAATGCACTGAATATAAACATCGTCATTTTTTTAATTCTAAAGTCATATCAATACATGTAAGAAGAACTGATTATATCACCGACAATAATTTTGATTGTTTACCTATAAATTATTATAAAAATGCATTAAAACTTTTCCCATATTCTCCTGTAATAATTCACAGTGATGATATTGAATGGTGTAAAAAAATTTTTATTGGTGAAAGATTTTATTTTTCTCCATTTTCAAATTGTTTTGACGATTTATGTTTAATGTCCTTATCAAATTATCACATCATAGCAAACAGTTCTTACAGTTGGTGGGGATCATACCTTGCAAAAAGTGAAAGAACTGTTGCTCCAAAACAATGGTTTTCTGGTGAATTTTTAAATTGGAACACTAAAGATTTGTATCTTCCAAATTGGATTGTTATTTGATTAATATATAAAACATAACTCTATTAAATTTATGAACATAATAATTCCAATGGCAGGTGAAGGAACTCGATTTCCTAAGGATACTTACAAAATTCCAAAACCATTGATTGATATTAGGGGGAAACCAATGATTCAAAGAGCAATTGAGTCTCTTGGATTAAATGGGACTTATCATTTTGTGATTCGAAAAGATAGTTATTATGATCAGGTTTGTAGTTTGCTTCATAAAATTCTTCATGAACCAAAGATCATTAGTGTAGAAGAAACTACAGAAGGACCTGCGGCAAGTTGTCTTCTTTTTAAAGACTTCATCGATAATGAAGAAGAACTTGTCATCGTAAACTGTGATCAGATTATGTGGTGGGATTCTGATTTATTTTTGACAACTGCACGATACTATAAGTATGATGGTCTTGTTGTTACTTATTCAACCACAACTCCTAAAAACAGTTATGCAAGAATCGATCAACAAGGATTTGTTCAAGAAGTTAAAGAGAAAGAAGTGATTAGCGATATATCTTTAAATGGAATTCATTATTGGAGAAAAGGAAAGTATTTTGTGCAAAGTGCAGAAGATATGATAAAATGTAATGATAGGGCACCCAATGGTGAATTTTATGTGGGTCCATCTTATAATCATATGATTAAACAAGGACTCAAGGTTGGAATACATCATATCCCAAATTACCAACATAATCCAGTTGGAGTTCCAGAAGATTTGAATTCATTTCTAGAAAAATATGAACGTAACAAAAATTACTGATTATGTAAGAGGTTGGTTTATTGGAAATTTTGAACCTTCTCTTTTGAAAACATCTGATTTTGAAGTAGGATTATTGACTCATAAGAAAGGTGAATACTGGGCACCACATTATCATAAAAAAAGTGTAGAATATAATGTTCTTGTTTCTGGTAAAATGGTGGTTCAGGGAAAAGAGTTAAATAGTGGAGATGTATTTGTATTTAATAAAGGAGAAGTTGCAGATCCAATTTTTCTAGAAGATTGTACATTAGTCGTAGTTAAAATTCCTTCCATTCCTTCTGACAAATTTGAGGTTGAAAAATGAAGTTCTTTAGAGAATTAACTGAACAAGAAAGAGATCGTTGTGTGGTTGCAACGTATTATATTGAGTCTCATAAAGAGATTGGCACATTAAGAGATGCTGCATGGAATCTTGCGATTGGGCAGAGTGTAGGTAATCCAAAAGTTCGTAATCGTTGGGAAAGTGATGAACTGTTTGAACTTGCATCTTGCGTCGTCTATGCTGATGAAGATGAACTTTCACAACTCGCAGAAGGTGTGGTAAAGATTGGTTTTCCTAAAGTAAATACTGATTGGGAAGGTGATGGAATCTCACACCTTCTTTGTCAAGTGATGGGGGGTCAACTGGATATTGATGTATTTAAAGTTTGCCGCCTCCAGAAACTTGAATTCCCTGCTGATGTAGAAGCATCTTTCCTTGGGCCTAAGAATGGTATTGATGGTATTCGTAAGTTTGTCAACCGATATGATAAACCACTTTCTGGTGCGATTGTAAAACCAAAAACTGGAATCTCACCACAAACTCTTTCTGAGATGGTAAAAGAACTTCTTGATGGTGGAGTAGATTTCATCAAAGAAGATGAGATTCTTGCAAACCCATCTTTCTGTCGTCTTGAAGATCGTGTTGAATTAATTTCTAATATTGTTAATAACTGTGGTCGTAATGTTATCTATGCGTTTTGTATTAACGGTGATCACCATACCATTCTTAATCGCGCTAAGTTTGTTGCTGATAATGGTGGAAATGGTATTCATATTAATTTTTGGTCTGGTCTTGGCGTTTACAACTCTGTTAGAAAGTTGGATTTACCATTGTTTATCCATTATCAAAAAAGTGGGGACAAAATTCTTACGGATAAACGCCACGCATTTGGAATAGATTGGGATGTTCTTTGCGACCTTGCTGGTTTATGTGGTGTAGATACGATTCATGCTGGAATGTGGGGTGGTTATTTGAGTGATGATGAAAATGAACTTCGTAAAACTCTTGAAGTTCTTCATGGTAGGAATGTTCTTCCTGCATTGAGTTGTGGGATGCATCCTGGCATCGTCAACACGACTGCAGAGAAGTTTGGTACAGACTTCCTTGCTAATTGTGGAGGTGCCGTACACGGGCATCCGGGGGGCACTCTGGCGGGAGCCTTGGCAATGCGCCAAGCAATTGATAAAACTCCTGGTACAGAGTTTCGTGCTGCGATTGATAAGTGGGGATACGAAACTGGAGGAGGTTCTTTACCAGAGTGGGTTTTAGATTTTTGATATGAAAATAATTTCTCATCGGGGAAATCTTATCGGATCAAATCCAATAAGAGAAAACAGTATTGATTATATTGAAGAAGCAATTTCTGAAGGATTTGATGTTGAAGTTGATTTAAGAGTTGAGGATAATCAATGTTATCTTGGGCATGATGATCCTCAATATTTTGTGACTATGGAATGGTTGAGAAAATATAAAGATGTACTTTGGATTCATTGTAAGAATTTGGAAGCACTTGAAAAATTATCTACTTCTGTGGTAGAATTTAATTACTTTTGGCACAATACTGATAGATACACAATAACTAGTAAAGGAATTGGTTGGTGCCTTGTTGGACAACTCCCATATTCAAAATCAATTATTGTTTTACCCGAGATCATTAGTTTGTATTCTTATCAACCAGAATACATAAAGAATAGTTTTGGTATATGCACTGATACTCCTCTTTTTTATAGAAATAAATTTTTAAACGTATGAATTCTCTGACAGATAAAAAAATTTCAATTATTACTGCTTGTAAAAATAGAGTTGATGCTCTTAAAATATCTTTAATGTCGTGGTTAAATTATAAAGAAATTCATGAGGTAATTATTACTGATTGGGATTCTGACGAATCTATTGATTATCTTACTAAGTTAGATCCTCGCGTTAAAGTTATAAGAGTAGAAAATCAAAAATATTTTAATCAACCCCAACCATTAAACATTGCCGCTAAGTTAGCAACTGGTGAATACATTTTAAAATTAGATGCTGATCATTTATTTAATCCATACTATAATACTTTAAAAAATCATCTCCCCTCCGAAAAAAGTTTTTTCTGTGGACAATTGGATGTTGATTATGAAAGATTTAATGAACTTAAACAACTTTCATACATCGACACTACAATGCCAACAGATGATTATATTGAATATGTTCATTCTTACAGTCCATTTATCAGGTATTTGGTAGGCATTCTCTTTGTTAAAAAGGAATATTTTGATGCTGTTGGAGGTTATAATGAAAATCTTGGAAGTTGTTATGCCTTCGAAGATGATGAGATTTATCAACGACTTGTTTTGTACGGATTGGAAAAGAAAAAGTATAAAGTAGATAATTATGGATTTATACATTTACCTCATCAAGATTCAAAAAGAATTGAAAATTTTAAAGGATTTGGATGGCAAGATGAATATAAAAAACAAATAATGGATAATTTATCTAAAATGGGATATACTGAAGAAGAATTAAAATGGCAAGTGGAATACGCTTTATCTGAACAACATGTCAGAGAAAATAAAAAATTAATTGGTGAGATTAAAACTTGTTTTGTTCCTAAAAAAACAAACTGGAATATTGTGGGTGTAGATGAACAACATTTCTATGCATATGAAGAAGAAACTAATGAAGTTTTAAACACACTAGAAGGATTCCCATCAGTTAGATGTGTAAGTCTTGAAGAGAGTGTAGATAGGAGAGAATTGATTTGTGACCAGTTTAAACAATATGGAATAATTCCAAAATTTATTATCTCAAAAAGATATTCAGAATCTAATGACAATGTTATTGGAAAATATTTACACACTCTAAATGATGGTACAAAAGGATGTTGTGTATCTCATTTGAAAATGATAAAGGATTGGTATGAAAATACTACTGAAGAATATGGATTTTTCTGCGAAGATGATCTGAGTTTAGAGACTGTTAAATATTGGGAGTTTACCTGGAAACAATTCATTGAAAATGCTCCTAAAGACTTTGAATGTATTCAACTTCTTTTCATAAGATCTGATGTTGAAACTTTAAGTTTAAGAGGAAGACACTGGGATGATTGGGGAGCTACGGCATATATTTTGACAAGGGATTCGGCCAAAAAAATTATTGATACTTACATTCGAGATGATACTTTTGTTCTTGAAATTCCAAATCAGGAAGTAATGCCTTTAATTGAAAATATTATTTTTGCATCAGTCGTTAGTACTTATTCAGTTCCTTTGTTTGTTGAAAATTTAGAATTTAAATCTACTTTTGAGAATCAGGATGATGATGTTAATGAAGGTCACAAAAATAATCATAAAATTGCACACGATAAAGTTTTAAAATTGTGGCAAAACAAGCAATCAACTCAAAATAGAAAATTCAAAGTTAAAAGAGTGGTTGAAAAGACAGAACTTGAAAAACTTCTTGAAAAATATTCCTTAGATACTGAAAATCCAGAACACAATTTTAATCTTGGTATTTGGTATGAGAATCAGGGTCATACTGCTCCAGCATTGTCTTACTTTTTAAGGTGTGCTGAGAGAGCAGAAAAATCAGATCCAGTTCTTGCCTATGAAGCATTGATTCGTGGTTCTTACTGTTATTTTAAACAAGGAACTAGAGATGGTAGTGGTAGGGGTATGTTGTGGCAAGCTCAAGTATTTTTGCCAGACAGACCAGAAGCACATTTTTTACTTGCTAGATATGCAGAAAGGCAAGAGTGGTGGCAAGATTGCTATTCAACATCCCATTTGGCACTATTAAATTGTAACTTTGATTTACCATCATTACGAACAGATGTTGAATATCCTGGAAAGCATGGATTAATATTCGAGAAGGCAGTTTCTGGATGGTGGTGGGGAAAAGTTGAAGAATCTAAATCATTATTATATGAAATTCTGGAACATTATCATCTTTCTGATAGTGACCGTGAAACAATATTAAATAACTTGGAAAAAATGAATGGTAAAAGCGGAGATCTTAAATGAACATAGATGAAAAAGTAGATGTAGTTATTCAAGGGCCTTATACAGATTTTACTGATTCCTTAAGTGATCATTATTTGAAATTACCATTTGTAAACAATGTAATTGTTTCTTGCTGGGAATCTGATAAAGAATCTGTTAAGAAAAGGAGAGTTAAATATGTTAGAAATAAATATCCCAATTCTCCAGGAACTGACAATAAAAATCTCCAAATAGTCTCTTCTCTCAATGGGTTAAAAGAATGTCAAACAAAATTTTCAGTTAAGATAAGATCTGATCAGAAGTTTACTTCTGAAAGTATGACTGGAATGTATAATTTTTTCATGGAAAATAATGAAAGAAATTTAAATTTTAAATATGATTTTGAAAAACCACATAACAGGATATTTGTAGCAGGACATTATCCTTATTTACTATTTTCTTTTCGTGATCATATTTTTTGGGGACACACTGACGATTTAATTGATTTATTTGATATTCCACTTGAACAAAATAGTTTAGTTGATGTTGTGAAAGTTCCAAAAGAAATACTAGGAAATTACGTTTCTTATTTTACTAGAACAGAAACTTATATTGGAGCACATTATTGCTCTAATTTCGTAGAAGATATTAAGAGATATCTATTACTTCCTCAAGATCATCTTTATGATAATTGCAAATGGTGGTATGATGTGAAGATAACTAGTGATCAGATAACTCCAATGGTTTTTAAATCTTTTCCAAAAAGTGTAATTAATCTTGAATGGATTAGATGGAGAAAATCTGGATTTAGTTTTAATTTTGATGAGTACCTCCAATGTTCCTCATGGGATGAAGATGGATATTAAAAATAAATAAAGTAAAGATTTGTAACTATGAATTTCACAGTTTATTCTAAGGAAGATTGTCCCTATTGCATAAAAGTCAAACAAGTGTTAGAATTATCTGAGTGTAAACATGTAGTTTATACTTTGGAAAAGGATTTTACTAAAGAAGAATTCTATTCTGAATTTGGAGAGGGTTCTACATTTCCTCAAGTAATTTGTAATGATGAAAAATTAGGAGGGTGTGTTGACACGATCAAATTTCTCAGAGAACAAAGAATTGTTTGATGATTCCATAAATAAAAATAATACCCCAGATGTTAATCGGGGAGTTGAACTCATTCTTAATGGAGGTAAAAGAAAGCAAACGTATCCTTTTCACATCATCTTTGAAAAGATGGTTTGCTTTCTAAAACGGGAAGTAACCATCTATTTTGAATTTTCCTTAAAAACTAGGAAAAAATAGTAGTTTCCCGGAGAAAAAAATGTTAGCAGTTAGTCTAGTATTCGGTTCATTTTTAACCGTTCTATTTCTTATAGTGGGAATCATAGGTGGATGGGTTGCTAGAGAATATATGATGAACTATCGGGAAATTCCAAGACCTCACCCCGAAATGTTCGATTCACAGGGTAATTTAATTCCAGATGAGGTTATAGCTTTTAGATTTGATAACAATTATGACTACGACGACACAGAGGAAGACGACGAAAACTAAATCAACAACTTCTACTAGCAGTACAAGTTCAATAACAGTTGATTTACCTTCAAATCCATTTGTATTTGAAGTTTTTAATTTAGTGGCAAAACAAAAGAGTAATGCAAAGAAAGTAGAAATTCTTCAGAAATATTCACATCCTTCCATTCAAACTCTTTTTGTTTGGAATTTTGATGAAAGTATTGTTTCAATGCTTCCAGAAGGTGAAGTACCTTATGCAAGCGTTGGTGAGCAAAATTCTTTTAGTGGAACAATAAGTGAAAAAATTAATGATGCTGTATCTAAAATGGGAGAAATGGGTAGTAACTCTCTTGGATCTCAAGATCAAGGAAGAACATCTATTCGTAAAGAGTATAATAAATTTTACAACTTTGTAAAAGGTGGTAATGATGGATTGAGTTCTCTTCGCAGAGAATCTATGTTTATTAATCTTCTTCAGGGATTGCATCCACTTGAAGCAGAAATTTTATGTTTAGTTAAAGATAAAAAATTAGAAACAAAATATAAAATCAGTAAAGAAATTGCAAGTCAATCTTATCCAGATATTAAATGGGGGGGACGTTCTTGAGTATGAGTAAATTACATGATGTGATTGAAAGAGCACAAAAAGCGGAAAAGCATATGGACTTTTGGACACCAGCAGAAAAAGAAACTTGCAAATCACGTTACGGATGTGATATTTTAATTGAAAATGGTTCTTATGCCGATGTCTGTACAAAAGATGCTCCTAATGATGCTTATATTATTAAATATCTTGTAGATAAAAAAATCTGCTTTGATCTTACTCGTGGTTCCAAGATTAAACTTTTTGATATGTACTGGGACAAGTTTCGTGAAAATTTAAGAAGTATTGATTTTGGATACGGGCGAGTTAATCCAAAACTTTGGGGATATAAATCTCCAGAAAAGAAAAGGCGAAAGTGATTCCCCTAGACCTGGAAAAAATTTCCAGGTATTTTTTTGCCCCTTAAGATTTTTAAAATTGTAACAAATGTTACAAAAATATTTGACTATATAGACTGAATGGGGTTATAATACCTCTATCGTTCATCTGGAAAATCAGACGGAAGTAAGCCGACGCGGAACGGATCGTTCATTCGCTATTCGCAAATAGTGAACGCAAACGCCGACTGAAGGAACGCTCTTTAACCTAAAAACTAAGGAGAAAACCAATGAGTCGTGTAGTTTATCGTGGCGTAGAATACGATACTGAAAAGCGTATTCAATACCAGCAGCAAATGATGCAGCAGCTTCAACAATACAATGAAACCTATCGTGGGGTCAAGTTTGTAAAAGAGGGGCATAAGTGATGAAAAAACTCAATGTGCTTCAACTCATTAAAGAGCAAAAGCAAAAAGAGCAACGTCGTCATCAGGCATTGCTTGTAAATGCAGGAGCAAAGTAATGGCGCAAATTATAGTCTCATCTACCGCAGCAATTGCGTTAGTCACTATATGTTTATCAATGTATGTTCAGTGGTTAGATAAATGAGACAAGGGGGGGATTGATTCCCTCCTTTTTTTATGTTAAAATGTTGGGAGAGAAAGTGGTATCTCATGGACAAAGAAAAACTAAAACTCATAGTCCGTAATCTTGAACTATTGATTGATTCTCTAAAAGCAGAAATTTATTCTGATGTTTCTGCGTATTCTTATACTGAACCAGAAGTGAGAAAAAGACCAATTTTAGATTACGATGAAGTATTTGATGATGATGGGTATGCAGATTAAAAAATGAAAAGTTTTAACAAACAACTTACTTCCGAAATTAGAAGACAGCAATTACAAAAAGTGAGCAGAGCAAAAGAACTGGTAAAATTACTTGAAAGATTGGTCAAACAAGAACATCTTTATACTGTTGAAAAAATTATAGAGATGAAAGAGCAACTTCGTTCAATAAAGGAACAGATGTCAGAAATAGAAGCACAAACATCAAAAGGATTTGGAAAGAAATGACTGTAAAACTTATTTCAGTAACGCCAGATGCAGAAAAGACAATGGCATATGTTGCAAGAGTTAGCAATCCTGCGAATCAAGACAACGAAAACTATTCCAAGTTGCTTGCTTATTGTATTAAGCATAATCATTGGTCTGTTTTTGAACAGTCTTTTATGACTCTTGAGATTGAAACTAATCGTGGCATCGCGGCTCAAATCCTTCGGCACCGTTCTTTTACATATCAAGAATTTTCACAACGATATGCTGATAGTTCTCTATTAGCAGATTATATTCCTGTTCCAGATCTTCGTCGTCAAGATACAAAGAATCGTCAAAACTCTATTGATGATATTAGTGATTATGAGAAACTGACCCTACAGAGTAAAATCCAAGAGCATTTTGCACACTCTATGCGACTCTACAAGGAACTTTTAGGTCATGGGGTAGCAAAAGAGTGTGCAAGGTTTGTATTGCCCTTAGCGACCCCCACACGCATCTATATGTCCGGTTCTTGCAGGTCTTGGATACATTATATTAATCTTCGTTCTGCAAATGGAACTCAAAAAGAGCATATGGACATTGCTCTAGAGTGTAAGAAGGTATTTACCGAACAATTTCCTTCAGTTTCTGAAGCCCTTGAGTGGGTCTAAATAAATTATCTTGAATTCGTAACTTTATGGCACTATATCCAATTATTCACAAAGAAACTGGTGAAAAAAAAGTCGTTGAAATGAGTGTACATGACATTATGCAATGGTACAAAGACAATCCTGAATGGAAAAGGGATTGGTCTGAAGGATGTGCAACTCCAGGAGAAGTTGGAGACTGGAAAAATAAACTAGTCTCTAAAAATCCAGGATGGAATGAGGTATTAGATCGTGCATCAAAAACTCCCGGTTCAACTGTAAAGAAAATCTAGTATGACAAGAAAAAGAAGAACGAATGATCAACCAATTGGAGTTGGTTTAACAACACGTCAAATGAAACGTAGAAAACCACTTAGTTCCGATTGTCTTGTGGATATAGATCCACTTACTGATAATCAAAAAAAACTTTTTCAATCTTATGCAAATCAAAAACATCTTGTTGCATATGGATGTGCTGGTACAGGAAAAACTTTTATTACTCTTTATAATGCTCTTAGAGAGGTATTAAATGAAAGATCTCCATATGAAAAAGTCTATATTGTTCGTTCTTTAGTAGCAACAAGAGAGATTGGATTTCTACCAGGAACATATGAGGATAAATCTGACATCTATCAGATTCCTTATAAAAATATGGTAAAATATATGTTTCAAATGCAGACAGACTCTGAGTTTGAAATGCTTTATGGAAATCTTAAAGCACAAGAAACCATTAAGTTTTGGAGTACATCTTTTCTTCGTGGAACTACTTTAGATAATTCTATTGTAATTGTTGATGAATTTCAAAACTGTACATCACATGAGTTGGATTCAATTATTACACGTATTGGAGAAAATTCTAAGATCATGTTTTGTGGTGATGCAACTCAATCAGACCTTATAAAAACTAACGATAGAAATGGTATAGTTGACTTTATGTCAATCTTGCGGAAAATGCCTTCTTTTGATATAATTGAATTTGGTGTGGACGACATTGTTCGTTCTGGACTGGTCAAAGAGTATATTATTGCAAAAATGGAGGCAGGTTTTTGATATTTAATCATATTGAATTGAATCTTCCTCAACTTGAGAGGGAGACTATAGATGGTATTCGTTACTATAAAGTCCCTGATATTGAACAATTACTCAGACTTGTTTCTATCACTTCAGTAACCAGTCATAAAAATCGCCAGTTTTTTGCAAACTGGCGTAAAAAAATTGGTGAAGAAGAAGCAAATAAAATCACAAAGCAAGCAACCAGTCGTGGAACAGATATGCACACACTGGTTGAAAATTATCTATACAATAAGCAACTTCCAGAAGTTCAACCATTATCTGATTTTCTATTTAAAATTGCAAAGACAGATTTAAATCGTATAAATAATATTCATGCTCTGGAAAGTTCTTTGTATAGTAAAGTTCTTGGTATCGCAGGAACTGTAGATTGTATCGCGGAATTTGACGGCGAATTAGCGATAATTGATTTCAAAACATCTAAAAAACCAAAACCAAGAGATTGGATTGAACATTATTTTGTTCAGTGTGCTGCTTATGCTTGTATGCTTTATGAAATTACTGGCATTGCAGTTAAAAAATTTGTAATTATTATGTCATGCGAAAATGGAGAATGCGTCGTTTATGAAGAAAGAGACAAATCAAAATATATCAAACTCCTCACAGAGTATATTAGAGAGTTTGTTAGGGATAAACTGGAAGAATATGGAAACAAATAAAGAGTTAGAACAGGCAATACAAAATAAATTTTTAACTCCATCTAAGTTTGCTCTTGAGATTGAACATATTGTGGCATCCGAAAGTATGAATTATATTGATGCAATTTGCCATTACTGTGAACTGAATGGTCTTGAAGTTGAATCAGTTGCAAAACTCATTTCAAAACCTTTGAAAGAAAGACTGAAATGGGATGCAACTCGTCTCAACTTTATGAAAAAAACTTCGAGAGCAAAACTTCCTCTATGAGTCCTTTTGAATGTTATACTCAATACTTGGGATTGAAGAATCACTTCACTAATCCCAAGTATGATTATTTCAAGTATCATAAAAAAACGAAAGCATCATTAACTTCATTTAACAAAAGAAAAGACAAATATTTTTTTGAAAAATCTTCAAGAAAATATTCTGACGAAGAAATTATAAAT